AGGAGGCAGTGGACGAGTTCTTCGGTGCCGACATCGTCAACTCCGAGAATCACGTCTGGTGGGTCAGGGTCAAGGACCACATCGAGAAGAAGTCGCCAGTCGAGTCCAAGACAGCCCAGATGGTGCTCGGTCGGAAGTTCGAGCAGACGATCTTCGACAAGGAGTCGATCGAAGTCATTTACTCTGCTCTCGGGAGGAACGACTACGCTCACAAGCAGGTCGTCGTTATCGGTGATCCGCACGGAGAGTTGACTTGGGCTGCTGCCAAGGACTCGCCGATGAACATGATCTACCGCGTAACCGAGAACCTTGGGGTTTCGGTTGTCATTGGAGAGAAAAATCCAAGGCACGCCATTGTTCGCGATGTTCCACCGGCGACCCTGTCTTTCTCAAATAATCCAGAGGTCGACTGTGTCGTTGTTGGGATACGCGAAGGCGCTGAATCGCCTTGGAGATTCTTCGACATGCTTGCACCAGGAATGGAAGGATTCGCCGTGTATACCAACACTGGATTTGACGTTCCCGGTTCGCTGGACGCCAAGGATTTCACTCTTGAGGATGTCAGCGACACGGTCATGTCGGTGACGCGCAAGGCCAAGGAGTAGCCCCATGTCCTTGATGGTCTGTAGCACTTGCAAGAACAGTTTCCCCGAGGACAAGTTCCCGGACTTGGGCGGGGATGCTGTGTGCGAGTTCTGCATGACAGGAGAGAGCATCAAGGAGGCCAAGGAAAAGCTCATCGCCAAGACGGATGCGATCGCTAAGAAGATGCTGGACGTGACGGGAGTTGACGGAACGGTCCCCAAGCTGAACAGCGTCGTCTCGGCGATTTACAAGGAGTTCGGAGGCCCGGTCGGGTTCGCCCAGAGCTTCAAGTGGATGATGGACGAGTTCATGGGACGCAAGGTGATTCCCGTGCAAGCGGCGAACGTCATGCTCCAGTTTATGAAGATCCACTTCCAGCTTGAGACCAAGGACGAGGACTTCGACCTGAAGAAGATGACCGACGAGCAGATTCGCCGGGAGCAAGACCTGGCGATGATGCAGTTGGTCCTGGAGGCGTCTGAAAACCCACTGCGGCGAGACGCCCTCAGTGCCATGCTGGAGAAGCAGGGCTACCGAATGGAGAAGATGGATGACAAGGAATTGACCCAGTCTGTGCTGAAGCGGGTCGAGGAAGAAGTTGATCCGCCAGCCATGAGGAAGTTCCCTCTGTGACAAACGCTGTCAGCCGAATCGCGGAACTCCAGGCCGAGCAGGATCGTCGGTCGAGAGAGGGCGTTCGGGTCTACACTCCTTACGGGGACCAGTCTAAGGTCCACAGCAGTCGTGCCAAGGAACTGATCATCGTAGGCGGGAAGCGCAGCGGCAAGAGTGTGAGCGTGGCGATGGAGTTCGCCTCCCGCGTGACAGGCATCCGAACAAAGGATGAGAACAACGAGGAGTTTACACGGATCTGGCCTGAGCCAGAGGTGAGCTACCCTCGGATCTTCTGGATCATCGGGTACGACTTGGCCCACATCGGACAGACCATTTACCGGCTGTTGTTCGAGCCAGGGATGGGCGGTCAGTTCCGCTGCATCAAGGACGAAAAGACTGGTCAGTGGAGGGCGTACAACAAGGCCGACAAGCGGGACGTTGTCAGGGCCAAGGAGTCGAAGCTGACGGAGCCGCTGATCCCGCCCAGGCTGATCCAGCAGGACTCTTGGGAGTGGGAGGATAAGCGGGGCCACAAGTTCAAGAGCGTTCGACTGACGAACGGGAACAAAATCTGTGCCTACCCTTCGACCAGTACCCAGCCCAAGCAAGGGGACGCTGTCTCGGGGATCTGGATCGACGAGGACGTTGCCTTCTCCGAGCACATCAAGGAGTGGCAGGACAGACTCACGGACGAGAACGAGTGGCTGCTGTGGTCAGCTTGGCCGCACATGAAGAACCCGGCACTGTTGGAGTTGATCGAGCGTGCTGAGCTTGCCTCGCTCCATGCGAACCCGTCGATCGAGAAGGTCCAGTTGATTATGACCGAGAACCCGTACTTGCCCCAGGAAGGCAAGGAAGCGGCCTTGGAGCGGATGGGAAGCCCGGAGGAGATTGCACGTCGTAACCGTGGCGACGTGAGCATGGATGCGTTCTCGATGTACAACTTCGACGCCAACACCCACTGCATCAAGCGGTTCTCGGAGGCCCACATCTTCGAGCCCAAGCGTGCTGCGGCGTACCTGAAGCTCCGGGAGACCTACGAGCTTATCGGCTGCCTGCCGGAAGATTGGACCCGGTACTTCGTGATGGACCCGTCGCACACCAGGACGGGCATCCAGTCTTGGGCGGTCCCTCCGACGACCATTGACAACGTGTTCATCGGCAACGTGATGATCTGCGAGTGGGAGTTGGTCTGTCGCCGGATGACGGCGGATGCCATCGCCAAGGCGGTCGCAAACAAGCGTGGATCGAGGCAGTACGAGTGCCACATCATTGACAATATGGCCGGTCGTCAGACGCACGCTGGCCGGGACACGAACACCAGAATGTTCTTCGCGGAGGCGTTCAAGTCTGCCGGGCTCACGTCGCGGCAGACCAGCTACGACTTCATGCCAGGGTGCTCCGTCCCGTCCACGCGGTTCCGGTCGGTTCGGAATCTGATGGAAATCAACTCGGGGATCGGGATTCCGTCACTGATGCTGATCGACGACCAGTGCCCGCAGACCAAGAAGGAGTTCGGGAAGTACCTGAAGAAGCGGGGGGCCAAGGGAACGGACTCCGACTCGGTACTGGACGAACCGGCACTTCCCCGGCTGTATGACTTGATGGCCTGCACGGAATACGCCGCTGCTCATCTTGAGCAACTGTTCGTCCAGGGCAAGGCATACGTCGAACCGACCCAGTACCGGCGTCAGGGATCATCAGCCTACCGCAAGGCGATGGACGTTCTAAAACGCACCAAAGACGACCCGAGCGTTGTAATGCTCGGCGTCGGATAGTAGACTCTCTCCATCCGAAACCCCGTAACAATCGAGGCTTATCATGTCATCCGATCAGATCAAGAAGCGAATCCAAGAACTCAAAGACCTTGAAGCTGCTCCGCTGCCGACTCCCCCGGTGGGGACGAACGTGGTGTGGTTTCCTGGTGCCAAGCGGGACGTACACCGCCCTTACGAGGACGCCGTAGCCGCTCTCGTAACGAAGATTGACGGGTCGGGCAAGCTGACGCTCATTGCGTTCGCTCCGCACGCGATGCCGTCGCACAAGCGGTCGAGCCATCATGTCGACCATCCAATCCACTTGCAGCGAGCGAACAGCGTCTCGGTCGATTCCGGTTCGTGGGACTACCCTCAGGGGACCACGCCGCCCAAAGCACACTTCGCCCACCACCTCGCAGAACTCGGTCGTCAGAGGGCAGAGGCTGAAGCCAACCTGGCCCTGAACGATTCGGTCGCTGCCAAGAAATAGGCTTTCGACACATGGACGCAAAGACCCTCGACTACGAGTTCCTTCGCCCGCTTGTATCAGCTTGGACGGCCAAGATCGAGCGAGCGAAAGAGGGTCGTTCGCGTTGGCATGAGGTGGCCTCGGAGTGTCTGATGTTCTACTCGAACTCAGCACAGGCCATGTGGGACCCGGAGTACAGCAAGAAGTTTTGGAAGAACGTCAAGCTGCCCAGGTTCAGAATCACGATCAATAAGTCGTTCGAGCTTGTTGCGATCTTCGCTCCCAACCTGATGTGGGAGTCGCCGCACCGATCGGTCAACTCCAAGAAGGCCCTGTTTCTGCCACCGGAGTTCTTCGGCCAGGACGAGCAGGGGATGATGGCGTACCAGCAGTTTCAGCAGGCTCAGCAATCAGAGCAGTCCAGGGACAAGGTGATCGCTCAGTTGATGTCGGGCTGGCTCAACTACACGCCCAGGGAGATGCCTGGCGGCGGCCTGGAAGGGCACTCGGAGCGATGCACGATCGACGCTCTGATCAAGGGGCGAGGCTGCCTGACGACCAGGAATTACACGATGCCTGGGTCGGGCCGGGTGCTGACTGGGTCGTTCTACACGGACCCGTTCAACGTGTTCACGGACCCGGACTTCAATCAGCTTGACGAGTGCCGATGGATGGCCATCAAGCACACTCAGCCTCACTACGAAGTCGAGGAGAAGTTCAAGCTCAAGAAGGACTCGCTCAAGAACAAGTCCACGCTGGAGAGTTCCTGGTCGCACTCGGAGTGGTCTACGGACTCTGAGTCGGACTCTCGCAGGAAGGCGGGTCAGACAGGCGACAACATCGTCTGGTACGAAATCTTCTCCAAGGCTGGCTGTGGTGCTCGCCAGACGGCGATGGACGAGAAGATCAAGGACCACATGGAGAGCGTGATCGGTCGGCACGCCTACCTAGCAATCTGCCCCGACGTTCAGTGGCCGCTCAACATGCCGTCCGAGGAAATGCGGAAAGGAGCGACGGACGACGACGTTCGCAACGCTTTCTCGTGGCCGGTCCCGTTCTGGGC